TCAGGCGGAGCAGACCGAGCTAATGAGTCTGGTAGCTCGGGAGCTTCGGAGGACGCTTCCCGCTCTTAACAGCCCTCGGCTTACCGCCGACGTGCTAGTCGGAGCGATCGGAGCGATTGTCGAACAGTACGGCCGGATGGCCGGTTCTATCGCGGCAGACTTCTATCGGGCGGAGCGGAGAGCGCAAGGCGTGTACGGGCGGTTCTCGCCGCGTATCGCCTCGCTCCCGCCCGACCGGATGATTGAGAAGTCTGTCAACTGGGCAGCGAAGGACGTTTTGACGCTGCCGAGAGATCGGGCAGAGGCCGAGGAAGTTGTTGTCAAGACTCGGACAAAGCTCGAGGGCGTCACGGACAAGATGGTGCTTGACGTCGGGCGGAACACGCTGCTCGAGAACATTCAACGGGACCGCAAAGCTAAGGCGTGGGCGCGTATTCCCGAGGCGGATTGCTGCGCGTTCTGTGCACTTCTGTCGACCCGCGGCGCGGTGTACAAGACGCGGGAGACGGCGAGCTTTGAAGCGCATGACCACTGCCGCTGTCACGTTGAACCGCTGTTCGGTGACCACTATGAAATGACCGCTCAGGTGCGTGAGTGGGATGCCTTGTACCGCAGGGCGACGAAGAACGCACCCCCCGGCGCGGACAAGCTGAACGAGTTCCGTCGGTGGTACGAGGGGCGCGAGGACGCGCCTCGTCGTGATGTTCCTGACCGCCGCTAGACGCGGCGAAACCTTCGTAGACCCCGGGAGGGTACTGCACGCATGTCTGAAATCGAGAACACTCCTCAGACTGAAGAGAACCACGCTGTCGAGAATTCGGGCAGCGAGGCTGCTCCGAGCATGACGCTTGAGCAAGCGCTGTCCGCTCTGGAAGCGGAGCGCGGCAAGAAAGAGAAGGCCGTCGCAGCGGAGAAGAATCTCCGCGAGCGTCTGAAGGCGGCAGAAGCGTCGAAGTCTGATGAGGTTAAGTCCGCGGAACAGCGTTTCTCGGGGATGTTGAAGACGCTCGAGGAGCGCAGCAGGAAGCAGACGGAGCGCGCCGTGAAGGGTGAGGTCAAGGCTCTGGCGGCCGACCTTCTCCAAAACCCGGCGGATGCTCACGCGTTCCTGGACCTCAGTAAGTACGCCGACGAGGACGGCGAGATCGATTCAGACGCGATTCGGTCGGACCTGGCCGCGCTGGTGGAGGAGCGTCCCTACCTGGCGAAGAGCAAGGGTCCGAAGTCAAATCCTGCGCAGGGCGCGAGCGGTTCGACACCGCCGAAGGAAGAGGCCCTGACGCGGGACGACCTTAAGAAGATGGCGCCCGAGGAGATCTATAAGGCTCTGCAAGAGGGCAAGCTCAAGGGAGTTCTCGGCGCCTAAACCCTCCAGAAAGGCAAAAGCTTTAAATGAGTGCTCAGAACTTCGTCCCCGAGATTTGGGACGCTGCTCTGCTGCTCAAGCTCCGCGACGAGCTGGTCTACGCGCAGCCGGGCATGATCAACCGCAACTACGAGGGCGACGTCGCCCGCGCGGGTGACACCGTGTACGTGACCACGCCGAAGGACGTGAAGGTTCGGTCCTACACCAAGAACGCGGGTGTCTCGGCGAGCGCTGAGAACAACAGCGCCGGCGCGATTGCTGGGATTCAGTACGACCTGACCGACACGGCCGCGCAGACCATCACGGTCAACCAGTCGGACTACTTCGCGATCATGGTTGACGACATCGACCGTCGTCAGAAGCTCCCGGGCTTCGTTGAGGCGCACGTTGCGAACGCTGCGCGTGCCCTGGCGGAGGCGACCGACGACTACGTGGTCGGCGTTATGACCAACGGTGTTCCGGTCGCGAACCAGCTCGGTTCGGTGACCGTGGCTCGGCCGGAGGAGGCTTACGAGCTTCTCGTGGAGCTGCGGACCAAGATGCAGCGTGGCAAGGCCCCGCGCCAGGGCCGCTGGGTAGTGGTTCCGCCCGAGCTGTACGCGAAGCTGCTTCAGGACGACCGTTTCATCCGCAACGACGCTGCAGGTACCACGGCGGGTCTGCGTAACGGTGTCGTGGGCGAGGCCGCTGGTTTCACCGTTATCGAGTCGAACACCGTTCCCGAGGCGGGCGGCGAGTTCACTGTCCTGGCGGGTCACGGCGAGGCGACGACCTACATTGACCAGATCGTGAACACCGAGGCCCTGCGTCTCGAGTCCGGTTTCGAGGACGCGGTTCGCGGTCTGCACGTGTACGACGCGGCCGTGTTGGACGAGCGCGCGAGCCTGCTCGCGAGCGCTGAGGTCACGGTTTCTCCGAACACCTCTGCCTGACGTACCTAGCTGCCGGAGGACCCCTGGATTGTTCCGGGGGTCCTCCCTTTTAGAGGAGGCGAGTTATGGCTCTTGAAGTGAGCACGGATGACCTCGCCCTGATGCTAGGTACTCCGGTGGACGAGGACCGCGCGTCTCTGATGATTGAGCTCGCGGCGGACCTTTGCCGGGACATTGTGTCTCCGCTTCCCGATTCCGCTAAAGGGGTCATCCTCAGCGCGGCGGCGCGGGCGTACGCGAACCCTCAGGGCGTGACCCAAGAGACGGTCGGCATTTACAACGTGTCCCGGCCGTGGGCGGGTGTGTACCTGACTCGAGCCGAACGCGCGGCGCTCAAGCGGGCAGCGGGCGCGGGCGGGGCGTTCAGTGTCGACATGATGCCGAGCAACGCTCGGGTGCCGCGTGACAACCCGTGGAGCTTCGCGCGGGCGGAGGAGGCCGCGAGGAACCGGGGGGACCTGTGAGGTTCCCTTTCGGTGAGACGGTCACTCTGCATAAGCGCGAGATCGTCGGTGAAGACGACTACGGGAACGACGTCATAGCGGAAACCGCTACCCCGGTCCCGGGTGTACCCGTGTGGCCCCGAACCTCTGCCGAAACCGTTCAGGCACGGGATCAGGTCGTGGACGGGTTGTGGGCGTTGCTCCCTGCCGAACACGACCCCTCTGCCGTAGACGCGGTGACGGTGCGAGGAAGGCGGTATGAGGTCGACGGGGAGCCGGGCCGGTTGTTGAGTCCGCTCACGGGGACAGATGCCGGTTACCAGGTTGCGCTGAGGCGGGTGACGGGCTGATGGCGCGGTACAAGGCGAGTTACAAAGGCATCGGCGACATGCTGTGCTCGAAGAAGATGCGGCTTGAGATGTACAACCGCGCGGTCCGGGTAAAGGCCGTCGCGGAGGCGATCGCGCCCCGGGGTCACGAGGAGGACTCCCCTACCTACGCGAAGAGCTTCAAGGCGTCCTCAGGTATTCGCGAGGAACCGACGCGTAGGGCGTACGGCCGGGTCACCAACACCGACCCCAAGGCTATGCACCTCGAGTTCGGCACGAAGCACACGCCGAAGTTCCGGACGCTGGGGAAGGCGGCGCAGCTAGGGGCGGGTGACTGATGGAATACGCCGACGCCGAGAAGTTGCTCGTCGCCTTCTTGAGGGCAGAGACCGGACTCCGCGTTGTGACGGAGCTTCCGAGCAACCTTGAAGAGGTTCTCCCGGTTATCCAGGTATCCCGATATGGCGGTAACGACAGCCGGTACGTCCTGGACCGCGCGTCGGTCGACGTCGACTGTTTCGCCGCTACGCGCGCAGAGGCATCCGCGCTTGCCGCGCAGGCGAGGGAGCTGTTCATTTTCCGGCTCCCGTCGTACAACGCGGGCGCGGTTTCTGTGTCTCGCGTTCGCACTATCAACGCCCCCGGGTGGGCTCCCTACGACAACGACACGCTGAGGCGGTTCCACGCCTCCTACATGGTCACGCTGCACAACCACTAGTGCAGACCAGGAACACGATAAGGAATTTCTAAATGGCTGTTGAGAGCAGGGCTGTTCTCGCTGGTGTCGGCGGGACCTCCCTTTGCTGGGTGGCCCCCGTGGGCACTGCCGCTCCGACCGACGCGACCTCGCCGCTGGACAACGGCTGGGTCGACCTGGGCTGGGTTTCCCAGGACGGTCTCGAGCTTGAGATTGACGAGGACACCAACGACGTTTACGGGTACGGCTCGCAGCAGAAGATCCGTACTCTGATCACCAGCTCTAACCAAAGCATCACGGTCACCTTCATGGAGACCAACCAGCGCGTGCTCGAGGTTTACCACCGTCTGCCGCTGAACTCGCTTTCCGCTCCGGACGAGGACGGCGCCTTCGAGTTCAGCACGGGTGCCGCGACGACCGCGCGGTATGCGTTTTGCCTCGACATGGTGGACGGCAGCAACCACAAGCGCGCCCACATGGCCGAGGTCGAGGTTACCGCTCGCGAGAGCATGACGATTCAGGCGGGCGAGGTCATTCAGTACGGCGTCACCCTGTCGCCGCTGCCTCAGGCCGACGGTAACGCTATCGACTGGTTCTACGTGGTTAGCGCTCTCGGCTCGGAGAGCGTCTGACCTACCCCTCTTTGGGCAGGCTCCGCGGCAAGGCGGGGCCTGCCTTTCTCTACTCAGAAAGGATGACGGCACCGAATGAGTGAAGAGCTTGAGGCATTGCAGGCTGAGGCGGAGCGGGACGACAACGCGCCTGTCCGGGTGATGCTCAAGACGGTCAACGGCGAGGCCGCGATCTATGTTCCTCCGTTTCAGAAGTGGCGTTCGCAGGCGAAGCGGGCTCTGTTCCAGCAGCTTGACGACTATACCTGGGCTGAGCAGACCCTCAACGCCGAGGATTTCGAGGCGTGGGTGGAGCTGAACCCTGACGGCGACGAGCTGGCGGAGTTCATTACTGCCTGGACGAAGGCCACGGGGACTGACCCAAAACGGTCCTCGGGCTCTGGCGACTCCTTGAGGGGTACTCGAAAGCGGTAGAGGCGGATCTTCTCCGCTATTTCCACACGGACGTACGGGACCTGTGGCGCGGCGGGCTGAGTCTGCGGCGCCTCAGGATTCTCCTTGACCGGCTCCCGGACGAGTCCTGCACATGGTCTGAGATTCGCGACGACATGTCGCCCGAAGAGATCAAACAGATGCAGGCGGAGTCGGGGTCGGAGAGGAAGCACGGCCGGTGGTCGCGGGCAGAGATGCTGCTTGCGCTACTTGCCGACCGGCTCGAGGCGAGCAACTTCCTTCAGAGACTCCATGACGCGCCGGACAAAGCGACGCGGCGAAAGATTCTGAAGGACAAGCCGAAGCCGCTCCCGCGTCCGGGTGTGGATGACCGCCGGGAGTTGCCGCCTCTTTCTGAGGAGGGCAGGTCGTTCCTCGAGGCGATGCGGAGGAACCGGGGTGGATACACGCCCCCGAAGAAGGCACGAAGTTTGGCGGCCCGTACCCCGGAGGAGATCAAACGGATGCGGGCTATAGCAGAGGCGGAGGGTACGACGGATGGCCGGTGACGGTGCACACGTTGGGTCTGTCTGGGTTGACGTCGTACCCGACGCCCGTAAGTTCTGGAAGACGTTTCAGGCAAAGACGATGCCGACGGCTGACCGTGTTGGTCAGCGGATCGGCGACACGATCGCGAGGCGGATTCAGGAGAAGGTTGGGGACGGCCTCAAGGGCGGCCTGGACGAGGGCGGCCGGAGGTCCCGGACCCAAGGCACAAAAGCGGGCGAGGGGTACGGCGGCGCGTTCGCGCGTACAGTGAAGGCCCGCATGGAAGCGGCGTTGAAGTCGCTTCCGAAGGCGAAGCTCGAGGCCGACGCATCGCCTGCCCAGCGGGCTATCGCGGACATCCGAGCTCGGATGCTCTCGCTTACGGACAAGACCATTGGCCTGGACCTAGACGCGGGGGCAGCGCTCGCTCGCATTGACGAGATTGAAGCGAAGCTCCGGTTCCTCGCGGCCCGGTCTCCTGACATTCAGGTCCGGGTGGACGCGGCAAGGGCGCTTGCGGAGCTGGTCGCAGTCCGGCAGATGGCGCAGTCGGTCAACAACACGAGTATCGATGTGAACACGGGACCGGCCCGTCAATCTATCGACGGGTTGCTGTCCACGATGGGGCGTATGGGTCACGTGATCCAGGCGTCGGCGACGGCGGCTGGGGTGGGCCTGGCGCTGTCCCTGGTCCCTCAGCTCTTGGCTGTCGCGGCTGCCGCCGGATCTGCGCTTGTGGCGGTAACGGCGTTGGCGGCAGGGCTGGGCGCGGGCTTACTCGGCGCGGCGGCGACGGTGGGTCTCGCGTTCCACGGCATGGGCGAGGCGCTGAACGCGCTCGAGCAGCGCCAGGACAAGGCGGGCCGATCAGCCCTTCAGAACGCCCGCAGCCAAATCTCGGCGGCGGCGCAGATTCGAAGCGCTCAGCGCGGCGTCCAGGACGCGGCCCGGGGCGTGGAGAACGCTCAGCGAGCGGTTCAGGACGCGCTCCGGGGTGTCGCGGATGCCGAGCGGAACCTCGCGGTTGCGCAGCAACAGGCGAAGCGCGCGCAGGAAGAGCTGAACGCGGCGCGCCGTCAGGCGAAGAGGGATCTCGAAGACCTGGCGCTGCAAGTCGAGGGTAACCGTCTGGAGCTCCGCCGGGCCAACCTCGAGGTGGAGCGTCAGAAGGAGAACCTTAAGAATCTCGGCTCGTCGCAACAGGAGATCGCCAAGGCGACGGCTGATGTGGCCACGGCTCAGGAGCGGTACGACAAGGTTGCGTCTGACCCGAAGGCCACGAACGCTCAGAAGCTCCAAGCGAAGACCGCGCTGGACGCTGCGAAAGCCCGCGAGGCGAGTCTCAAGGCGAACATTCGCGGTACCGCGCTCGAGCGCAAGGAAGCGAAGCTCGCTTACGACGAGGCGGTCCAGCGTCAGAAGGAAGCGCGTCTCGCGCTGCAACGCAGCGTTGCGGACAAGGCGGAGGCGGACCGAAAGGGCGTCGAAGGCTCGGACCGCGTGCGTGCCGCGCTTGACCGGGTGGCTCAGGCGAACCGGGGTGTTCAGGACGCGCAACGCGGCGTTGCTGACGCACACCGCCGGGTGGCGGAGGCCCAGCGCGGCGTCGTGGACGCGAACCGTCGTCTGGCGGACGCTCAGGCCCGTCTGGCTGACGCACAGAAGAAGTCGAACCTGTCGGCGCTTCAAGGCGCGAACCGTGTTCGCGACGCCTTCGACAAGCTGCCCGCTTCGGCTCAGAAGTTCGTTCGGTTCCTGCAAAGCAACGTCTTCCCTGAGCTGAACAAGCTCCGGAGGATCGCGGCGGACAACCTGTTCCCGGGCCTGACGAAGGGCCTCCGAGCGATGCAGCCGCTCTGGAAGCCGATCGGGCAGGCGGTGGGCCAGTTCGCGAGCGCGCTCGGGAACCTCGCGGCGAAGGCTGGCAAGGCGCTCGGCGGGAAGTTCTGGCGGGACTTCGTGAAGCTGCTGGGTGACATCGGCTCGTTCGCTATCACCGAGGCCGGCAAGAGCATCGGCTACCTGGCGAAGGCGTTCGCGGTTCTGTTTACCGCGTTCGCTCCGCTGATCCGAGAGATGCTCCCGGGGCTGACCTCGCTCGCGAAGAAGTTCGCGGACTGGGCGGTGGCCTGGACGAAGTCCGGCGGCTTCAAGGAGTTTATCGACTACATCAAACAGAACGGCCCGCTCTTACTCTCCACGATTGCGGAGCTGGCTCGGTTCCTGATTGAGCTTCTGAAGCAATTCGCGCCGCTCGCCCCGTTGGTACTCGGCGCACTGACGGTTCTCTTCAATAGTCTGGCCAAGCTGGCGCCGGTTATCAAGTTCGTCCTTAACCTGCTCTATGGGTTCGGCCTGATGTTGTTAGGCATGGTGACGGCGGCGGCCAACTTCGCGGCCAACTTCAAGAAGCACATGTCGTCGCTCTGGGGTTGGATTAAGAAGACCTGGAATTCCGGCAAGACTTGGTTGTCGAAGAACTGGTCCAGTCTGTGGAACGGCGCGAAGAACAAGGTTTCCTCGTGGGGGAAGTCGATTCGCGGTTTGGCCACGGGGTTCTGGTCCTGGGTCCGCACTAAGTGGGCGTCCGGGAAGACGTGGGTAACCAAGACGTGGACAAAGCTCTGGGACAGCGCCCGAAACAAGGTCTCGTCGTGGAGCAAGGCGGTCCGCAACCTGGCCTCGCGGTTCTGGTCATGGATTAGGAGCAAATGGCAGTCCGGCATCTCTGCGGTGTCGAAGCGGTGGTCGTCGTTCCTGTCGCACCTGCGATCGAAGGCATCGAGCATCTGGAAGTCGATTCGCTCGGGCGTCTCGAGCTTCCTGTCCGCGGTGAGGAAGCGGTTCGCAACGGGCGTTGACGCCATCAGCAATGCCTGGGACAAGCTCAAGGCGAAGGCGAAGGAACCGATCCGGTTCATTGTCAACACCGTGATCAATAAGGGCATCGTCGCGCCGCTCAAAAAGGTGGCGGGATGGTTCTCTGAGTCTCTAGCCAAGAAGATCACCAAGGTCAGCCTGCCCAAGGGCTTCTCGTCCGGTGGCTACACCGGTAACGGCGGGAAGTACGAGCCGAAGGGTATCGTCCACGGCGGCGAGTACGTCCTCCGCAAGGAGGCGACTCGGAGGATCCCGCGCCCCGCGTTGGATTACATGAACCGTACGGGACAGCTTCCCGGTTACGCCAAGGGCGGCCTGGTCGCGTTCGGCAAGCTGCTCAAGAAGCGCGGCTTCCGCGTCTCTGAGCACCCCGCGTTCGGCGGTGTCCACCCGGTTCACGCCAAGAACTCCTGGCACTACAAGGCCGGGGCCATTGACGTCAACTGGGGGCCGGGAGGCCAATCGCGCGCCGAAATGAAGAAGTTCGACGCGCTGATTAAGTCCGGTCTGGCGCGGAGCTACGGTCTGCGGAGCATCTGGCGCTACCCGGGCCACTATAACCACGCGCACTTCGATATCGGTAGAGGCCCTGACCTTGGTATGAAGCAAGGTAAGGGCGGCAAGGGTCTTCTCGGGTTCCTCGGGGACCTGAACCCGCTCGGTGGTTTGGTCGACAAGATCGCGAAGCACTTCAAGGGCGCTCCGCTCTACGGCCAGGTCGTCAAGTCGGCGGTTACCGGTGTCGTCAAGAAGATGGCGTCGTGGGTGACGGACCAGCTAACCTCGCTCGGCGGGGGCGGCGGTGGTTCGTTGGTGCCGAACAAGGGCCCGATCCAAGAGATTGTCCAGAACACCGCTAAGCAATTCGGCTGGGGCTCGGGTAAGCAATGGGCCGCGCTCGCGTGGCTTATCCAACACGAGTCCTCGTGGAACCCGAAGGCGCAGAACCCCACGTCTAGTGCGTACGGTCTCTTCCAGTTCCTTAACTCGACGTGGAGGACGGTCGGCGGCCACAAGACGTCGAACCCGGCGAAGCAAGCGCTCTACGGTATGCGCTACATCAAGCAGCGCTACGGCTCCCCGTTGGGTGCTAAGGCGTTCTGGCAAAAGCACCACTGGTACGACGAGGGTGGGTACCTGCCGCCCGGCATCTCCACCGTGGTGAACGGAACGGGCAAGCCGGAGCCGGTCTTCACTGCGAAGCAGTGGGACGTGCTCAAGGGCAATGTCGGCGAAGGCGCGGGTGCTTCGGAGGTCCACAACCACTTCACGTTCGCGAAGACGGATCTCACTCCGGCTTCGTTGGCGCACGCAATGAACGTGCAAGCCGCACGTCAGAGGATAGGAAGGCCAAGCTAGGCTATGCCGCTTATTGTCTCTGGCGGGACGCCCCCTCCCTCAATTGGCGGGGGAGGGGGCGGGGCCTCCGCCCGCGTAGTTGCAGTTGTGTCGTGGTTTGGGCCCGACGGCACAGAGTTTAAGTTTGATCAGCGGTCGCTCATCCTGAACCCGGGCGCAACGGGCCTTGGCGCCGCGCCGCGTGAGGTCGCTCGGCAGGCGATCCCGACGGGTGGCGGCTTCGCTCGGTGGTCGTACGCGGCGGAGCGACTGATCTCGCTCCCCG